ATGAGATTTGACGAACTCGATCTGGAAGACGAGGTGCTGGACGGCATCGACGCCATGAATTTTCAGGAGATGACTCCTGTGCAGGAGCAGACCATTCCGATCATTCTGGACGGGCGCGATATTATCGCCTGCGCCCAGACCGGTACGGGCAAGACGGCTGCCTATACGCTGCCGCTGCTGAACCGGCTGCTGCTCGAAGGCAATGAGAAGAACGTCGTGAAATCGGTCATTATCGTACCCACGCGCGAGTTGGCACAGCAGATCGACATGCAGTTCCAGGGCTTTTCCTACTATATGCCCGTTTCTACCGCCGTAATTTACGGCGACGGCCGCGGCTGGGACCAGCAGAAGCGCGGCCTGCAAATGGGTGCCGATGTGGTGATCGCCACGCCCGGACGCCTGATTTCGCACCTTATGAACAGCCGCGTCGATCTTTCGCATGTGGATTACCTGATTCTGGACGAGGCCGACCGTATGCTCGATATGGGTTTTTACGACGACATTATGCAGATCGTTTCCTATATGCCCAAATCGCGGCAGACGCTGATGTTCTCCGCGACGCTGCCGCCCAAGATCCGGCAGATGGCCAAGCAGATTCTGAACGATCCCGCCGAGGTCAATATCGCCATTTCGAAGCCCAACGAGGCGATCGAACAGGGTGCTTATATCTGTTACGAGGGCCAAAAGCTGGGGATCGTCCGCGAGATGTTCTCCTGGCCTTCGGAGTCCAAGACGATCATTTTCTCCTCTTCCAAACAAAAGGTCAAGGAGTTGGCCCATACGCTCAAGCGTATGAAGCTCGACGTGGCTCCCATGCACTCCGATCTGGATCAGGAGAAACGCGAGCAGGTGATGCTCGATTTTAAGAATAATAAAGTGAGGATTCTCGTAGCGACGGACATCGTCGCACGCGGTATCGACATCGAGGATATCGGCATGGTCATCAATTATGACGTGCCGCACGATCCCGAAGATTATATCCATCGCATCGGCCGCACGGCGCGGGCCAGCGCTACGGGGCGGGCCGTTACGTTCGTGAACGAGGAGGAGCAGGGTAAATTCCACCGTATCGAGGAGTTTATCGAGCGGGAGATTCCGAAATTGTCCTTGCCGGAAGCCGTAGGTGCAGGCCCTGAATATAACCCCGCCGCTTTTTCCGGTCATGGCGGCCGCCGGGGACGCAGTGGGTCGGGCCGTGGCGGAAACGGACGCAGCGGGGGACGTGGTCGGAGCCGTGGACGCGACGGTGCGAAGAGTGCCGGTCCGGTACCTGCAGAAGGTGTCGTCGCGGCTGCGAATGTGGAGTCCCGCCACGGAGAAGGTCGTGGCGAGGGTAATCGCGGCAGCCGGGACCGGGGGCGTCGTCGTAACCGAAATCGCAACCGTAATCGCAATAAAGGCGGCGACGATACGCCGCAGGCATAGTGCCTTTTGAAATTCGCAGCGCCGGATTGCGGCTCCCGAAAGTGCGGGATCGCAGTCCGGCATTGTATTTTACGGAGCCGGCCAAGACCCCGTAAAGGTATGTCCAATGTCCCGGAACGATGCTGGAATACCGTCCTTGATTGCCTCTTGCAAGGAAACCGATCCGCTTGTGCGGACCGGCCTGTCGATGTTGTCGCCGGGAGCAAGGTGTCGGCTGGCATTTTTCGAAGTATCGTTGTCGAGGGGAGAAAGCCTGCGGAGCCGGAAAGAGTGGCGGAGGCGGAGGCGTCATCGATCCCATCGTATGAGGCTTTTCGCGTCGGGCCGTTCGTGCCGGACGGGCCTTGTTTTGCGGGGCGTTCGGACAGGGTGAAGAGGACGTATTGCGTAAAATCCCGGATGAATACATATTCATCCGGGATTTTGTAGCGATCTTAACGAAATGGAGGAACCTCCTTTCGGTGCGTCTGCTGCGAATCACTTTTTGTTGCGGGGATCCCACGTCGGGTGTGCCGGGTCCTCCGCTTTCAGGGCTTCCTCATAGTCGATACCCAATGCCTTCGCCACGCCTTTGCCGTATTCGGGATCGGCGTAGGAGCAGTTGCGCACGTGCCGCTGTTTGATGAAGAGGGCGCTGTCGCCCATCGCGCGGGCCGTGTTCTCGCACGTCGCCCGTTGGTCTTCGGCCGACATCAGCCGCCAGAGCTTGCCCGGTTGGGTGAAATAGTCGCTGTCGAGTTCCCGTTCGTCGTAATTGTAGATGGCACCGTTCACCTCCAAAGGCGGTTCTTTCAGGTTCGGGCTGTCCTGCCATTCGCCGTAGCTGTTCGGCTGGTAGGGGATCGTCGCTCCGTAATTGCCGTCCGTGCGCATCTGTCCGTCGCGGTGGTAGTCGTGGAACGGACAGCGGGGTTTATTCACGGGAATCAGGTTGTTGTTCACGCCCAGCCGGTAGCGCTGTGCGTCGCCGTAGGAGAAGAGCCGCCCCTGCAACATCTTGTCGGGCGAGAAGCCGATGCCTTCGATGACGTTCGCAGGGTTGAACGCCGCCTGTTCGATTTCGGCGAAGAAGTTGTCCGGGTTGCGGTTCAGTTCGAGAATACCCACGTCATGCAGCGGGAAATCGCCGTGATACCACACTTTGGTCAGGTCGAAGGGATTGATTTTGTAGTTTCGGGCCTCCTCTTCGGTCATCAGCTGCACCTGCATCAGCCAGCGGGGATAATCGCCCCGTTCGATCGCTTCGAACAGGTCGCGCTGGTTCGACTCCCGGTCTTTGGCGATGACCGCCTCGGCTTCGGCGTCCGTGAGGTTCTTGATGCCTTGCAGGGTGCGGAAATGGAATTTGACCCATGTGCGCTTGTTGTCCTTGTCGTAGAAGCTGAAGGTGTGGCTGCCGAAGCCGTGCATATGGCGGAACGAGGCCGGAATGCCGCGCGGACTCATCGTGATCGTCACCTGGTGGAGCGCTTCCGGGAGGAGCGTCCAAAAATCCCAGTTGTTGTTGGCACTTCGCATGCCGGTGCGCGGATCGCGTTTGATGGCGTGGTTCAGGTCGGGGAATTTCAGCGGATCGCGCAGGAAGAAGACCGGCGTGTTGTTGCCTACCAGGTCCCAGTTGCCCGTGTCGGTGTAGAATTTCATGGCGAAGCCCCGGATGTCGCGCTCGGCATCGGCGGCGCCGCGCTCTCCGGCTACGGTCGAGAAGCGGACCAGACAGTCGGTCTTTTTACCCACCTGCGAAAAGATCGAGGCCCGGGTGTATTTGGTGATGTCGTGCGTCACGGTGAAGGTCCCGAAAGCTCCCGATCCTTTGGCGTGCATGCGGCGTTCGGGGATCACTTCCCGGTCGAAATGGGCGAGTTTTTCGAGATACCATACGTCTTGCAGCATGGCGGGGCCGCGCACGTCGGCGGTTTGGATGTTTTGGTTGTCGGCAATGGGTTTCCCGTTTTCGGAGGTCAGTCTTTTCTTGTCCATATCCTATCGTTTTTTGTCGGCATGCAGAAAATGCCGGACCGGTTTATGATTGAATTTCATATCGTTGTAATTCAGAGCAAAAACATTGCCATACAGACTGGCGTTGCCTCTTTGGGGATATGTTTTTTCTGCGAGGAGCGGACTGTCGGAGCGAATTTTTCAGGGAAATCGACTCTGTTTTTCGAGGATTTGGAAAATTTCACTATATTTGTCCCGTTAACGGGGGATTAGCTCAGTTGGCTAGAGCGCTTGCATGGCATGCAAGAGGTCACGAGTTCGAGCCTCGTATTCTCCACCAAACAAAAACCGCCTCAAACTAATGTTTGAGGCGGTTTTTTGTAAAAGAGCCCGTGTTGGATTATTCTTTTTGGACAAACAATGGACAAACAAAATAGCGATTTATAACGATTGCAAGCCGCTATTTTCTGATAGTTATAAACTCTGCGTCGATAATTTCAGCGTGCGGATTGTGGTTTATGATGGATTGGTCGCGCGACTTGACACGCTTCGTTCGCCAAAGGAATCCGAGGAACCGCGCATATTTGACGCGCTCCACGTAGGTAATCCGGTCGCGGCTTATGACGTCGGCCTTGTAGCTATTATCGGGGAAAATGCAGCACGAGAAATCGAGCCATTCGTCGTGATGCTCGGCGCACCTTGCCGGAACCTCGGCGGCCCTGTCGGGTGTGACCTCGACAAAAACGGTATCGCGGGCCTTGCCCTGCAACTTGTAAATGGTCTGCTGCTGTATCTTGGTCAGTTGCTCCAACTCCTTTTTCTTAACGCCCATGTCGCGGATTAACGCGGCATCGTCGGCGCGGTACCGCTCCAACTCCGCCACCCGCAGCTGCAATTCGCCGACTCTAACGGCCTGCTCGCCGCTTTTGGTTTGATAACGTTCCACCTCGCTCAGCAGTACCTCGGTGTTGTTGTGGTATGCGTCCCGCTCCCGCCGCAATTTTTTGTTTTGATGGATCAGGAAGCCAAATGCCGTAATCACGGACAGCGCTACCAGCGCCACGATCAGATACTTTTTCATACTTTCCCGAAATAACGGATCCAGTTGAACGATTTGCGGCCGCGAATATACTGGTTATCTCCCTCGTTGGCGTGCGCCTCCATCTCGAACATGGATGCGTAATAGGCCGTGTCCGCCGCTGCGGTCGCGGAGAGCTTCCGCCGCACGGTGTTGTACACCCACGAAATCCCCGCCTCAACAAAATAGATGATGTAGTAGAGCAGGAGCGCCACGACGAATGGCCAACCGCCCCACCCGAACGCCAAAGAGAGCATCAAGGCGGCAAGCAGTGCGACGGCCGTAACCTCCATATACTGCTCGACGTGGATGGCCTCGTGGTTCACTGCTTTTGAACTCAACGGCTGCGCCTGTTTGCGCTTCGTGCAGATGAAACCGAAAATCATAGCTGTTTCGTAATCTTTCCGCCATAACAGCAGGCGGGCCAACAGGTTGTTGTAATAGATTTTTCTCATGGCTAAAGTGATTTTACGATGTTTGCCACGGTGTCGATCACCGAGGCCATAATAGCGGCGTAATTCGGCGCCGTGGCGTATTTTGCGCCCGTGTTGTCCACCAGGCGGCGGGCGTACTCCTTGGCATCACCCCGGTAGGGCCACGCATCGGCGTACATCGGTTTCTTCAGCAGCGCCAAGTGATCGTCGAGGCACGCGTCCACGGTCGGGTATACACGGAAAAGGCGATACACGCGATATTTGTACCGATCGGGCGCAACTTGCTCGACCGACACAACCCGCTCGGGAGCCTTGAACGCCACAGTCGGGGTCTTGAAATACTCGGTTGTCAGCTCCAGCGACACGTCGCCGGTCCAGCTTCCTTTTGTGATCCCAAAAATGTTGTTACCGATCCCTCGGATTTCCCAGCCCGTTTCCAGCGCCGCCTGCGCGGTTACGAATAGGGGGCTGACGCCGCCGGCCTTGGCCAGTCGTTCCGCTGCCGGGTACACTTTTTTGACAAATTCGATTTGTTTGTTGTTCATTGTTGTTCGTGGTTTTTATTATGTGTTTTCTCTTGTGATCCGAAAGGCGGCTCCCGATCGGGACAATTTACTTTACAGCACTTGTACAGAGTAAGCACGGCCTTTTGCGATGCCAGCCCGTCGAGTTGAGAGCGCATGTTGCCGATCGTTTTATAAAGCCCCTCGATTTTGTCACTTTGGGCATCCACTTTCTTTTCCGATCGCTCGAACAGTTCTTTCCACTGCGACGATACGGTGGACTCATTGGCTAACTCGGCCGCCCGTTTCTTGTGCTTGCGGTCGAAAAAAATACCTATGCCACCGCCCGCGCTGATTGCGGCGATCGCCGCACTGATGATTGTCGTCCAATCCATATTTGTCGTTATATTTTATTCCGATAAGACCGCTGGATCGTCCGAATGGCAAAAACCGACTCGTCAAACCGTTGGCAAAGACCGAACGGTCAAATCCAGGGCATAATAGTTTATTGTTCTCTAAAAAACGGCGGTATTGCGATCATATCGCCAGCAGTAAAAAAAGACCGCTGGATCGTCCAAGTGGCAAAAACCGACTCGTCAAACCGTTGGCAAAAACCGAACGGTCAAATCCAGGGCATAACGGCTATTAGTCAGTTAAAACAGCATATTCCAATTTCCCGTAGGATGCACTACATACTACCTTAAATTCCTTGATCTCACTCACCTGAATCCCATTTTTGAATGCCGCAAATCCGATGTTTTTTATCATAAAATTTTTATAATCCGGGTTAGGGCTGTCAGGTTTGTCAAAATCTGCCTTTTCGATCTTGTAGGTTAAGCCCAAGCAAAGCCGGGTGGTTTCCAGGCCCGAGTCGTACCAAAACATCCAGCCTACAATGTGCCCAAAACTTGCTCGGGAGTTATTGTAGATTAATGTCGATTCCTTGAATTTTTCTATGCCAAACTCAGTTATCGCTTTGTCGAGCGATTCGTTTCCAAATTCAAGGGCAAAATCTGCCTGCCCGATAGATACCCCATGCTTGGGATGCCTCCAGGTCTTGGATATTTTACGCGTCGATCCAGTAGGACCGCTCGCAAACTTGTACCGCCCTTTTGTCCGGCGGAAAAGATAAATTTTATAGTCGGCAACATTATCCGCGTCGCCCACGCCGTAAAGCGATATTATCGGCCACTTACCTTTATCCTCAACGTCGCCGGTTTTATAGTTGTCAATGGTGAGCGTGATGGGGTATTTCGGGGCTTCCGTTGGGGTTTTTGCCATACCGGCGCCGCTGATCTCCCACGAGCCTTTGATAGTCATATATTCGGTTTTATCGATCGGCTGCCTAACCTTGCGTGCGAACAAGCGCCCATCGGCCGCCAGCAGCCCAAATTCGCAAATGGATTTTCCCGCGCCGTCCATGTAGCCAAAGGTGAAATTGAAACGCACGGTGTCGGGCGCGGGGTACTCGACCGTCTGCACCTCCACGATTGTGGGGTCAGTGATGGACGTGTCGCCCTCGGTCGGCGCGGTTCCGTTCGTTCCCGCCGCGACCTTGGAAATGGCCGCATTCGGCATGCCCGCCAGCGCCTCGGCGGCGATTTCATAGGCCCCGTTTACGATTTGGTTGCTTTGGCGCATGCTCCACAACTCACGGCCTTGTTGATCGTAGGCGATCAAATGCAATACGCCGTCTATTGGTTTTATGGTCTGTTTCATCGTTAGAAGTCTGTGAGATTATTCGATCCCATGAGAAAGTAACCTGTGCTTGTTTTCGCCAAAATAAGACTGACATAACCGCCTTGGCCGTAAAGTTTAATATTATCGGATCGGGACGTACGACCATTGAACTCGCTGTATACCTGTACGTCGACAGTTATAGTATCTCCACTTGAAAAGACTAAAATGGGTATTATCGCCGGCATGGTTGCGAATTTCGCCTGATCTATGGCGGCGCTATTACACGCGATTATTAGCTGCGCCGTGGGATTGGGCGATGTCGCATTTTGTACGTCGATCGCTCGTGTCGTCCAATATCCAAAGGCCGGTTGATAGTCAACGATATTTGTAAGCGGAATTGAAAATACCGATGATATGCTGATAGCTTGAGTCGCGGCTATTACGCAACTTGCCTCATTTTGGGCGAGTCGCAGCGAATCGACTGCACCTCTCTCTAACACCCGCGCTCCGATCGTCTCGTCTGCGAAAATATCCCCGTCATCCAATCCCCCCGCTGCGATTTGGTCGGATGTAAGGGTCTTGTATGCTATTTTCGTCGCGTCGATTTTATTTGCGCCAATCGTCGGATTTGGGAACGTGCCGGTAAGATCACCGCCGGCTATCTCGGGGATCAAGTCTATGACTTTCCCCAAAAACTCCCTGACCTTCGGCTCGGTAATCTCGCCGGTGTTGTTGTCGGGAAAATACTGTTCGAGCAGTTCCTTTAAGTCCTCTTTCTGTGCCATATTTTTGCCTTTTTATTTGAATCCATGGTTAAACCCAGCCGAAAACGCGCGTGGGCGGGTGGTCGCGTCGATATAAAGCCAGTCGTTGCTGTTAAGGTATATCGTGCTGCGCTCGATTCTCTGATAATAGCCTATTTCGACCAGGTGCGACCGTTCATTTTTGTAGAACTCGACGAACAACCGGATTTTCCGGCTCTCCTCGGCGGTGATGTGGCGACTATCGGGCGCCTCAACGAATACACGGAACCGCGCCCAGTCCTCGGGACTCTCGGGGCCGCCAGGCTGGGCGGTGACTCCCTCCTCCAAAATGACGATCGGGAACCCCACCGTGCGGCATGCCTCACGTATCGCCCACGGCGTGCCGATGAACTTGTGCAGCGCGATGGATTTCTTGATGATGTCCCGTTGCTGCTGCTCGGTCTCGGCCATGCCAAACCCCTGCAGGCCGTCGATGTCGAACTGATCGGCAAGGTACGGCAAGACGCTCGGGGCTACCGTGTCCACCAAGTATGGCAGAAATTCCGATAAGTCCCAGTTGTCCCACCTATCGGCCACCAGTTCCGAAAAGGCCCTCGCCAGTTCGTTGTCGGAAATCGCGCTTGCTATGACGTTTTTATCATCCACGGTTAAATCCTGTTACGTTCACGGTGATGGCCGTGCAGTTTGGAAATTGTTCATCCGATATGATCAGGTTCGCGGCGGGCGCAACGACCGTAACGTCGTACACGTTGGCCAGCCGACACGTTTGGGCTATGTGCGACCGTATAATGTCCAATCCGAGTTTTTCACGCTTCGCCGTGGCATACTCTTCCAAGGCGCTGGAGATACTTTCCCGCTCGGTCGCGGCATCGGCGCCGTCGTACAGCACCACGTCCACCGTGATCGCGTAATCTTCACGTTCTGGCGCCGACACAATCACCGTGTCCGTGAGCGGTCGCACATTCTCGGCGCTGCACACGTCGTACACATCCGTGATCACCTGCGCGGGTGTCTCGTCAACCTCGGTCAGCGGAACGATCAGCACGGTGCCGGGCACCGGTGACGACACCGACACGTCGGTAATCATGGCGTTGGCACTTTTCGCGTAAAACTTGTAACTCGACCGAGATCCTGCCGATGAATATTGCGATGGCGCCAGTTTGATGCGCTCACGGAGCTGCGCGTCGCTCTCCACATCGGAACCTCCGCCCGTGACGTCGATATTTTCTACCGTCGATACGAACGCCAGCGGGTCCAGTATTTTGTTAATCGTACCGACGGCATAACCATTCCCCACCTTGCCCGCAACGTCGGCCAAAACGGACAGTTCTACGGTCATAGTGGCGGGGGCGATTATGGCGTCGTCGATCGTGCGGAATATCGCCAAACCGTCGCTGCTCGATACGCGGGTTCCCTCGGGAATCAAAACGGAGCCGTGCCCTGCAACAAGAGTGAAGCGGACGGTACACCCAGCACTGGCCGCCGGCAAACGCTCGACGGCCACCAAACCCGCGATGTAATCGAGGATTGGCGCGGTGCTGAACTGGTAGAGCATTTGCCGCATACCCGCATTAAAGCGGTTCACAAGTAGCGTTTCGCGGAACACCACGAAATTGAGGATCAACTGCTCGACTTGGGCAGGTTGCAATTCACGCCCCAACAGCTCCTCCAGCTTTGCCTTGCTCTCCGCCATGATTACGGCGGGATCACGTTCCACGAATGTTGGGATATTGTTGTCAATAGCCATTATATGATCGTTGTTATCGTTATCTGTTCTGCCGATCCTACCACCGTGCCCTCGATCTTAAAAACTGTGTGGGCGGCATCGTTACGGCTCGCGGAAATGCGGGTTACATCGAGGCGCTTTTCCCACCGGCCGATGGCCGTGGTCGCTTCGTAGATGATTTTTCCCAACACCGATGGCAGGGGTTTATCTAAATATTGGTACACGTTGCTGCCGAACTCCGGGCGCAATGGATCGCTGCCCGGGATGGTCGTCAGGATGATATTGATGGACTGTACAATATCATCCACCCCCTCGACGATCGCCGCCGGATCGTCCATGCTGACCTGCCAGTTTCGTGTGTCGTTCGGTGCAATCATACGGCGCTTGCGGTTATGGTTCCCGTTACTGGGCCGGCGGTATTCGCCAGCGTGATCACGGCGGTATTTACCCCCTCGACGATCGCGGCAGCCACCGCGTTCGTGATGGACTCGGCGATACGATCGGCGGACGCCTCGGGGTTATCTGTTTTGTCTCGTTCGGCGAGCATGGCGGCCTTGATCGCCGCTTTCAATGCTGATTTCTGTACGGGCATACGCTTATGGTGTTGGCGGTCCCGACACGCCTGTACTGGTCGGGTGCTTGTGTGTTGTTAATTTTATTTTCTGCGTTCCGGCGGTAACTTCAACGCTGGCGGTGATCTCCCCGGTAACAGTGGTGTCGCCCGTGATGTTCACCTCACCCTCGACGTTCAATTTTTTGCACGCGATCGACAGCTCGGAATCCGGTGCGTTCACGCTCAACTTATGCGCCTTGGCATCATAGAACACCTCGGCGCCGTCAGCGTATTTTACGCCCATAGTGTCAGGTCCAGCCCAGTCGGGTGGTGTGTCCGTATCGCTCCAAAGTACCAATACAATGGCGCCCTGCTCGCAATTCTCGTCCATTGAACACAGCACTTGCGCATTTACCTCGACCGGTATCCAGTGCTTCGTTTTGTAGGTAGCCATAGACGGGATGGCCAGCCAGCCGGAAACGATCTCGTTCTCGTCGAACGAAACACGCGCATAGCCCAGGTTCTCACCCTCGCCGATCTCTGATATTATACCCAGCCGAAACATACCTATACCTCTATTTTTCTAATTGTCGCCGTGGTTACGTACCCGCTTGAATTATCGAGGTCATGAGCCGACGATACCACATGCCACTTTCCGGAAAACTTGCCGATGCCAGTCAGCTCGATATTGATCCCCGCTACCAGCTTGACATTCCCCGCAACGGTGATGCTCCCCGTTATTTTGTCCTTGTTTTTTTCTTTCAACGCACCCTTGGCCTTGGCTTGGGCCTGCGTCTCGTTCTCTACCGTAACGTCTCCCTGCCACGTGTCTTTCGACAATGTGCCCTTGCCTCCCTCTTGGTCTGACGGCTCGATCTTCCATCGCCGGACGCTGTTGGTCTTCATATTGCGGGTCGCCACGACAGCCCCGCCAAATACTTGGCTCGTTTTGTCAGTGAACGACGCCCGGCTCAATTCGTTTTTGTGAATGGTCATCACCACGGGCTGAGACTCCAGTTCCTCGGTGTCCATAAACACAAGTTGATCGCCACGAACGGAAAATACGATCCCGTACTCTCTGGCCAGCCTGCTTAAAAATGCGAGGTCTGTCTGCTTCTCCTGCGTCTTGCGCTCGACTTCTATCTTTTGCAGGTCGCTGACATTGCCCACGAGCTTCAGCCCGTGCTTCGTCGCAAAGTATTGGGCGATCTGCTTCAACGACTGCTTTTCGAACGCCTTGCTGTTCTTCGAGCGCAGCGCCTTGGATATAGCGGCACCGATAGCTTTGATTGCAACCGTATCGGGCGGGAACTCCAGCCCGATCTCGTCTATCTCAAAGAGTCCACAATCCAGCGGAGCGTCGGGCGTGCCGATCGACACCTCCAGCGTGTCGCCTTGCTCGGGATACCATCCGTTTTTCCAATGGTCAGTGGTATCTTCGAACGTCAGCGTCAAATCGTCACTTTCCGCCTCCTCTTTGTCTGCATACGACAATCGGGAGAGATAGGGCGACACGTCGGCGGTTACGTTCTTACCATTGACGGTGATTTTCGCAATGACTTTCTCTAACGTTTCCATGGCGGCAGGTCTGTATTTACGTGCATATCGCTGTCTTCGACGATCGGGATCACCAGCACCGTGCCCAGCGGGAAGACCGCCGTAAGCGGTATGAGCGGGTTGGCATCCGATATGATGGCGATCCCGTCCATACTGCCGTAAAACTTGGCAGCGAGCAGATCGATCCGGTCTCCCTCAACGGTCGTATAGTTGAAACTTGACATTTAATTGCCTCCCTCTTTTGTTCCTGCGAACCCCGCTACCGGCGTGGCGCTGGTCGTTACTTTTTCCGCGCTGTCGGACAACTGCCCGACATTCATCTCCAGCACCGACACATCCACCACGTTGTCGATTTTTGCGAGGTTGCTGGCATATGCAATCGCCTCGTCCAATGACGTGGGTAAGTTGCCCGCGCGGTTGATTATTTTCTTGGTCGCCTCGACTTTCGTCTTGGCCGACGCATACAACCCTTGTGCATCGGTGGCTAACTGCTGGACCTCGCGGACCCCGCGCTTTAGGCTGGTGGTTCTGCTTTTCACTTTGGCGATCGACTGCTTCATTCCGCTAACCTTTTCTTTGGCTGCGGACACGTCGTTGGTTATACCTGTGGCGGGGCTTGGAGCCGACGCAACAGGCGCCACCGCGATCGGCTTCTGACTACTCAGCGCCCGCCCTGTCGGGGCTGCTTCCTCTTCGCCGGGACTCTCCAGCAAATTCACGGTGACGGTTGCCAGCTCCACCCATCCATCCGCCGCGCACTGCTGGTTGGCGATGTCCAAGCTCGTAATAACGAATCTCCCGACAATTCGCCCGTCTCCGGTAATGTACGGCAGCACCTCGAAAGCGTGCATCGACGCTTTCAACGCATATATCTCGGCCTGCGGATCACAAAATTCTGATGAATATGTGATTGTCAGGCTCAACTCCCGCAGCTCGGCACCAGTCGGCTGGATGGCGTCTTTGTCATTGACACGAGGGATTTGGCCGTATTTTACGGCATCTGCCTCGCTGGTCGATACGGGAGTTTTCAGCCCTTGAAATATGTGATCTCCGAGTTGTGCAAACATGGGTGCCAGCTATTACGCAAAGGACAAACGTGTCTTATTTTCTTCATATTTACGAATCAGTTCCATGATCTCGTTCGCGTGCTGCTTCAGCATTTTTCCGAACTCGTCCCGCGCCTCCCGCGTAGTCGATCCGGCGAATGTGATCTGCGGGGCATAGGTAATGGACGGGCCGGTATTCCCGCCGCCTACAATGGTCGAGGTATTCACCGTGCTGGATTGCATCGACTGCGTGATTCCACGGGTCGCTTGCATGGCCACGCCCTCGGTAGCATTTTCGACGATTGCACCCCCTCGATCAAGGCCAACGACCAGCCCCTGCGTGATATTCAGACCATATTCGGCGAACAAACGGGACGGGGAATTGATACCGAGAATAGACTTGAAGCCGTTGGCAATCCTACGGCCGATATTCTTCATTCCCTCGACAATCTTATCGACCATAGAGGTTATTCCATTCCAAAGCCCTTGCAATAGGTTTTTGCCCCACTCATAAAAGCGGGGGCCGAGGTTCTCGAAGAACGTCCCCACATTCTCCCACGCGCCGCGCATCCATTCGACGGGTTGCAGGTTGCTGAACCAGTCTTTGATCCCGCCCCATGCGTTCGAAATGCCGCTCTTGACGTTACCCCAAAGGTTAGAGAACCAGCCTTTCACTGATCCCCATGCCTTTTGCACTCCCTCGCGGGCCTTGTTGATGGTATTTTTGATACCCTCCCAGGCTTTCCCCGCACCGGCCTTGATCCCGCCCCACAAGTTCGAGAACCAGCCCGTTACAGTGCTCCACACCTTTTTGATCGCTTCCCACGCCGCTTTGAATATCCCGACGAGAGCGTCCCACAACTTTTTGAACCACGCGGCAATTTTGTCCCAATTCTTGATGACAGAATACACAACGGCCCCAAGTGCAATAATCAATGAGATAATGGTTAAGATAGGATTTGCTTTCAATGCTTTATTAAATAACTTTGTGGCAACTGTGGCCAGTTTTTGAGTTTTCGTATATCCTTTCATGGCCTTATCAACCACAAGAAAGGTATTTTTTATATTTTTGAATATTGAAATACCTATTGTTACAGCATCCGACATCGCTCGAAATGCTTTTCGGAACTGTAGAATAATAAAAGCAACGCTACCGATCGCAATGGCAGCCGTGCCTAATATAGCGATCCATTTACCCGTGGTCATCGCTATATTGCCGATTGTGGCGGCCAGTTCGGGATTTTCCTGTACCCATTTTGTTATCTTATCGATAACCTTTGATATTTTTTCGGTTGCCGCCGACAATGCTGGGATCAGTGCTGCACCTAACTGTAACTTAACGCCTTTGACCTGCTCTCCGATATTTTCGAGTTGGTCGCTAAATGCGTCGCCCTTGGCAATCATCTCGTTACTTAACGCAAGTCCCAAACGCTCGGCTTCGGCGTAAAACGCTTTTAGACCGGCCTTGCCATCGTTCAGCATAGGGATCAGATCGGCACCCGACTTGCCGAACAATTCAACCGCCAAAGCGGTCTTTCCGATGCCGTCTTCGGTATTATGAAAAATATCGGCTACATCCTCGAAAATCTCGTTCGGCTGGCGGAGATTACCCGCACTGTCTTTGATTTTGATACCGAGATCCTCGAACGTCTGCATGTACGTCTTATTTCCGCCGGTAGCTTCGGCGACCATTCTGTCGAACTTCACTAACGACGCGGACAATTTTTCAGTTTCGACCCCTGACATCCTACCGGCATACGCAAGTTTTTGGAATGCCTCTACACCGATCCCGGCTCCCCGGGCCATATCGTACATATCACCGGCGTAATCGGCTGTCGATTTTCCAACGGCCAAAATACTACCTCCGACGGCTGCGCTCGCGCCCAGCATGACGGTTCCTGCTTTCGTCATTGAGCGACCTATTTTGCTTGTGGTACGCTCGAATGCAGAAAGTTTGTCCGTCGATTTTTTGACGGCCTCGTCTATAATGCGGCTCATTTTATCCGTTGCAGACAAAATGAACGCTAATTTCAGAGTGTTGGCTGCCATGTGTCGTTATCGCTTTTCGATGCCGGATAATACCACCCGGCGGGGTGTTGTGATCTCTTTTTCGTAAATCTCGACTGCGCGGTCCAAGTAGGCAAAATAATCTTCCACGATCAGATCGAGAACGCCATCTATTCCGCCGCCGGTGAAGTGTGCTAAAAAAACAATATCCGCATGTGGGATTTGTCTGATTAGCACCCTTGCGCCAGCGTCGGACCTTATCCGTTTTTTGAGATGTCCCTTTCTACCTCTTTTTTTGCGTCGGGGAAAAGGAACTCGGTGATCTTATCCATCTCCTCGGTAGTGAAGCCGTCCATCAGATCGTCGTAAACGATCGGCTGACCGTTTACGAGAATTTTGGCGGCCATCAGGTGCATGCCGCGCTCGACGTCCGTCAGGCTCTTGTTGTTGGTTAGCTCCATCTGCTTGCGTACCGTGATACCAATCTCAGCGATCTCGGTGTTGGCGTCGAGCTGGAGCCGCCGCCGAACTGACAAATTCGGCTTGCGATTCAGTGCTTGCTGTCCCATTACAATCCAAGGTTTTGCCTACGTTCAGCCAGCAAGTCCTCGCCGCCGACTTTGTAGATGTTATTGATTACGTCGATTTCGACGATCTCCTCACCGTCTATTTCCAACTTATAATACTGGACGGAAACGGTGGACTCCAGTTCGGTGTCCTCCTTGGCCTTGAACGCGCCACCGGGGAGTGTCTTGGAGTACCCGCGTATGTACATCACGATGGGCTTCTCCTCCGTGATTCCCGTGTTGTCGTATTCCGCTTTGCTGGAACGGATCATCAGGTCCACGGGCTTGAGGAAATTTCCGAAAGCTTTCTGCGCCTCGTTGTCCGGATACGTCCATTTGATCGTCGTTTCGAGTTTATCGAACCCGTTGAAAAACTCGGCCGAACCAATCATGCCCATAGCCTTGTAATCGGTCATAAGGGCCGTAATGGTCGGGGCGGTGATCTCCGACGCCAGCCCGTGCTTGCTGGCATTGTTCACATAGACGTTTGCGTCGTAAACTTTTGCGATATTCATGGCTATTCGATGGTTGAGAGTTTGTTAATGTCGATTTTGTGGTCGAACGTCATGCGCTGCATAGGCACGGCGGGCGTCCACTCGTTGGAAAACGTGACGTATCCCTGTGCCAACTCGGTGGCCGGATTCTTCGCAGGGTCGAAAAAGCACTGCCCGTAAACGATCTTACCTTCGGCTGTCAGCCGGTTGTAGTACTGGTTCACGATGTTGCGAACCAGGTCGATGTCGGCCTGTTTTACCTGCTTAACATCGATAAACTGGGCGCAGGCCATCGTGATCGAACGCTTCATGATCATCAGTGACCGGCGAACGCACTCGAACGCGTCGGGAGTGGTGGTGCTGGGGAACGCTGCGGTGTAGTTTCCCCATTCCACAATGCCGTTGCCGTACATATTAACAACTGTCGTGATGCCTTGTGCGTTCAGCAGGTTGGCCTCACATGTTTTATCTGAGAGCGCGAACGTGATGGGCACGTCGGTACCCTCGATCCCCGTGTAGGCGTGGTTCGACGATGACACATGCCATCCTTCTGTTAAATCGACTTTGGCCCGCAAACCCGCCGCGTAAGCTGACACCGGGAGCGTGAGGTATCTTTCCCCTGGGTCCTCGACATCCGGGTTATATTCCGGGTTCGCAACAAGGACATGCGGGAAAAGAAGCTTTTGCCCGGCTTTGAGTGTGGCAAAGTCACCCTCCGCACCGCGCGACTCAATGGCTTGGTTGAAGCCCCAGCCGTCGGGTGTGTCAATATATGCCATCGCCTCGGTTTTCTCAGTAATGACAATCAACTCCTGCTTCACTGCATCCAATGCGGAATATCGCGGTGCGATGTAGATCATCGGTTCAAAGCCGTATTTGTTTCCTGCGGTCTCAAACAGTTTAAGACCTGTACGCTCACCCGTTTCGGAAACCGTACCCACAATGTCGGCGCCGGTGATCTCGGCGGTGGCATCCTTTACTTTGACGACAAACACCAAGGCGCTGCCGGCAGTGCTGTCTTGCATGCGGATCGCCTTAAGTGCTTCGGGGATGGTTCCTTTTGTACCGAATGCGGCATCGTCCGCCGCGCTCTTGCACAACGTGAGGACGTTAGTGTCGCCCTTATCCGCTGTACCCACCAGCCCGATAACCGCCGTAACGATGTCGTTCACGGGCACCGTGTCGCTGGTGACGTTGATGTGCTCTATACCATGTAAAAAATCTGCCATGTCATAAAATTGTTATACCGTTTCCGGCGTGGTTTGTATTTATCCGGCTATTTCTTTTTGCTGTCAGCCGGTTCGACAGTTGTCGCAGCCACCTCTTTGATTTGGCGGCGGGCTACCATCGCACGAACCGCGATGTCATTCTCTGGCAACTCGACGGTATCGCCTTTTTTCAGCGCGTACTCCTTGCGGGCCGCACCATCCTTGACGCTGAAAACAACGTAAGGACTTACTACCTCATACTTTTTCATTTTTGGGTAAATTCGTTTTCGATTTGTCTGATCGTCGGAATGTCATCGGGCCGGTCTGCCTCGACAGAATACGCGGCAAACGAAAACGTGAGCGCATACTGCCAATAGTTATGTAGGCCCGACACATAGCCGAAAGAGTTAAAGTAAATGGGCGTTTTCGCGCCCTGCATCCGATAGCCCAGCAGGCGGGATTTCGCGGCCTCATAGACATCGAAAAGCCCCAGTTTTCCCCGCCGGTTCTTCGCGCGGATGAATAGCTCGCATTGAACGGTTCCCAGTTGGGCCACGACGGCCAACTCCTCGCGTTCGGCGAACTCCGTACCGTTTACCAGCACGAAAATCTGCGGTCTCTCCGTCTGACGCGGCAACTCCAGCGCCTCGATCTTGGGCAACGGCTTGACATCGACACCCGGCATCTGCAACAGCGCAACCAATTCATCCTCGTATTTTTCATAGGGCGACGACGTGTTGGTGTCTGCCTTGGTTGTTGTCAGTTGATTCATGTCTATTCTTCGCTTTCGTCGTGCGGCGTCAAATGCGCCACGTAGGTTTTTCCGTCAAATTTGGTCTCCACGGCTGTGATCAAATACTGCTTCCCTCGGATTTCGAGGTATTCGGTCGTCTCGGCATCCACGGCTTGCTTCAGCCCGACGAAATTATCCTCGTAATACTCTGCGGTGGCCGTGCTCGGCCTGTATTCGTAGCCCTCGGAGTCTCCGATCTGCGTGGGTTCGCTTGGGTCTTTGAACAGCGCCCGCCCGGGGATGTTTCCCCGATTTGAGGATAGCCAAACAGCGGGTTCGCCCATAAGGTTGGAAATGGTCGAAGACGCCATTTTGGCCATCCTGTCAAATCGGTTGTCCATACGCCCGGTCGTTATACGTTCAACTTGACCAGCACCGTGGTGTCTGCCGCTGCTGCGGCCTCCCATGCCACGCCCACCGGCTTGTTGTCGGTAGCGGTTGCCACGATGCCGGAGCCGTCTGCGGGGGCATATACCTTTTGGCCCTGCGTGATCGCGCCGGCACCCTTGGCCAGCTCGTACACGCCCGTGACGTTCAACACGACGGTATCGTCCACGGCACCGTCGGTAACGGCGACACCGGCCAAATCCCCAATTACGCGTACCTCGCCGCTTTTGATCGCAGTGTCGGCGACTTTATATTCGATGGTCTTACCATCCTGAATGAAGTTTTTCATTGTTTTGAAGTTTTAATTTTCGCTTAAAAGAGGGGGCGGGTATGGTAAGCCCCGCCCCCTGCGGGATGTTTGCCGTTACGCTATTTTCCCGCTGCTTTCACGATGCCACGGTAGTCGATTGCGGCGGCGCCGAAATCGCCACGGACGGCATAGTCCATGGAGTCGGTTTTGAACTCCTCGGTACTGTCCACACGCAGACCCTCGTTGCCCTCCAGATATGCGTAATAGAGACTGTCCACCGCATACGGGTCGGCCATCAGATACCAAGCCGCCGGGTCGGTCAATCGCGGCTCAACTATCACGTCGAACGCGCCGGCGAAGACGTTCACGTCTGCCGACTTGGTGGGGGTCGTGGCGGTGATCAGCTTTTTGGCCATCATCTCGTTCTCCGGCGACACAACGAGGTAGCGCGGAACCATGCGGATGATCTGACCCGCGATGTCTTTCTGCTTCATCATCGCCGTCTTGGCCGCCGCAAGACTCGTTTCGCTCAATGCGCTGCTGGTGCCCGAGAGGAGGTTACCATGGGTCGTGTCGAAAATTCCCTTGCCGTCGGACATCTTCACGTTGTCCGTCAGCAGTCCCCACACGAGGTTCCCACGGAGCATATCCCAGTGGCGGACAAATGCCGACGGGATAATCGAGAATACACCCAGGTCGTCATTGATGAACGCCTGGCGCGTGTAGCTGATACCCTCGCCGAACGTCTCGACGCGGATCGTCTCCTTGCTCTCCTTAAGCGTGGTGTACTTAATTTCGCCACCCTCGGGGATCTTCTTCATGCCGTTGACGACACCGGCCGAATAGAGACCACGGGCGCGGAAATCGTCCACGCTGGTCTGACGGGCGATTTTGTCCCAAAACTCCGGCGCGAACTCATACTGCGCCCGCAGCATCTTGTTGATCACGCCCTCGAACAACAGCGGGAAATCGCTGGTGCTGTGCGCACGGCTGAAAAACGTCTTGGCCACCTCGGAACGGTCCATGCCTCGGGTGCTAATGCCGCGCTCGGACAACAGTTCACGGCCGATCTCTACCATGGTCATGCCACGGAACTCGCGGGCGCCGGCATCCAATGAGAACTTGGACGGATAGATGCGGTGCAGCAGCGCGTTCTCCACGGCCATACGCTTCTTGGTACCGGCATCCAAACCGGTCACACGCACGCTGTGATTACCGTTTACGCCGCTATCCTGGCTCCGCTTGGCCAGTCGTCGCATGATTGCGGTACTGCACTGCTCCACGGTAAGATCGGTACCGACCAGTGCCAGCGCGTAATCGGCGGAAAGGCCAGCGGCACGGGCCATTTGCTGGATCGCTTGCGTTCGCTTGCGGTTCTCTTCTGTCTGTTCCGTTCCTCCGGTAGCTTCAGTTACCGCAGCTGCGGCATCTTTAGCAGCTGCGGCTGCTGCATCCTCGGCCGCTGCAACTACATCCTCGTTCGTTTTGGCTTCGTCGGAGTCAGTCGGCGTGACCTCTTCCTCAATCAGTGTGAGTGTAATGGTATCGCCCACTTCGCCATCGGAAAGGGCAACGCCCTTAACGCCATCAACGGTTACGATGTCTCCCTGCTTTACGGGATCGCCCTCGACGACGTATTCCATGGTCTTACCTGTTTCTGTTGCTCTCGTTTTTTTCATGTTGGTGGTATTTGTGGTTTGTTTTCTTACTATTTCGACCGGATGCTGCTGTTGTCCCGCGCGGATACCGCTGTCGATGTCGGCAGGCACCGGAGCGAGGGACAATTCGCTCGGCATCCAGTCTATTGCCCGGTAGATAGGCCGTGCGCCGTTCGGGCGCTCCTCTCGCTCGAACTTATAGATTTCGTAGCCGACCGAGATCCCTTTGACGATCCCGTCCACTACGTCCTGAAATATCCCTGCCACTTCGGGGCGGCTGGAGAAACGAACGCGGGCGCAAAGCTGGCGCGATTCGTTGATCCACACCTTTACCGTTCGGCCGAGTTGGCTATGAACGGTGTAGGCGTTGTGGCAGTCCAAGAGCGGTAAGCCTTGATTTGCACGGTCCATCCTGATAGCCCCCGCCTCACAAACCAGCATTTCGTCGTAGTCCTCCTCCCAGCCGAATCGCGTCACCATTTTCTCGGTGGCACATACGACATCTACCTCGCGGGCCTCTTGGTCGATGGTCGTAGGCTGCACGAGCGCCCGCCCGTACAGCACGCCCATGGTGCGGTTATTCGTTTCCTGTGTTGCCATTATTTTCTTCATTTTGGACAGTGGCGGCGGCCGTGTTCACGCTGTCGATGGTAATGCCCAACTTGGCCAGCCGGTCAATGTCCTGTTTGTACTCTTTGAAAAACTCCTCGGGTTCGCGCCCCATCTCTCGGATCGTCTCGCTGATCGTCGCAAGACCGGCCTTGATCCTATCGACCTGTGCGGCGGTCTCGCGCTGCGGATCGAGCTGCTGAATGCGAGGTGCCGTCCAGTCGGCGGATATATATCGGGACAACTCTCCCTTGATCATACACGCGCTGATAAACCAATTCCACACGGGGGCACAAATCTGCGGTACGATCATAAAATACTGCCAGCTTTTGAAGTTGGCCGTAACGTCGATTTTCGCCATGCGCCCCGAGGTAAAATTCACACGGCTATAATCCATCGTCAGCATTTCGTAGGTGATGCCATAGCCAGCGGCCATTCCCTGCAATATGCGGCTGGCGTAAGCATCGTAATCGGACACGCTGGGCGGATTGGCGAACTCTACCGATTCGGCAGCTCCGAGATGCTCGACGATGCCCGGCTCCAAGCGCTCGATCCCTTTTTCGCCATCCTCTCCACCGTCATCTTCCGACCCCAACACAAAGGCGGCAAAGCATGCGGCCACCTTTTGCTTGACCAGTTGGGCATCCTCGTAGTCGGAGAAATCGCTCGTTTTCATGAACGCCGACACACCGATCGGCAAACCTCTGACCTGCCCGGGCCGCAATACCTCGAAAGCATGTAGCACATCCTCCTTGGGGTGGAATTTGCTGGCGAGCGCCGGCGTGACGATGTAGCTGTCGCCGGGGTGATAGTCAAAAATCCAGTAGCCGAGCAGACGCCCCTCTTTGCTGAATTGAACACCGAGGCGGCAATAGCCCATGTCGTTACTACCGTTGCGAGTGTGATCGAGTTGGTCGCCCTCTAAAATTTGCAACTGGATAGGAAGCGGGTTGTTGTCGTCTGGCATGACCCAGCGCCGCAAAATCAGCACCTCGCCACCCTCGGCGATGGAGCGCATTGCCAACTCCTGTAATCCGTAAAAGGTCGTTTTGCCGTACCAATCGCAGGCGGTCGTGTTGGCCCACTTGCTCCAAAGTCGTTTTACGCGCTGGCAGGTGTCCAGGTCGGCGTCCGGCGCCGGCTGGATGCCCTCGCCGATCGTGTGTTTTGTGATCGCCTCGACCGCCCGACGCGCCCATCCATTGTTACGTACCATGTTGCGGGAACGATCCCGCAACGTGACCAGCGCGGCCGACACCTCGCTGTTGACGCTCGTGGACTTGGCCATGCGGAATGCCTTACCGCGACGGCCTTTGTCGGCTGCCTCGTAGGCCCGTTTTTTACGGCTGTGTGATATTTCGATGGAAAATTTCATTTTTTGCTGAAATAGCCTCGATCAATGCAAGCGAGGCGACGACGACGCAAGCGACGTTCCGGAAACAACTCATCCTCGATCATCCGAACCAAATCTTTCATCTCGGCAAGCGACCGATAACTCACGGTTTTATCACCGTAGGTTATGGTGGTCGCACCGGTGGCGATGGCCTCCTTGAGCGCGGTATATTGTTCGATGGTAAACGACATGGTAGCGTAACGATTTGCTACGAATTTATGGGCGGTATTTCGTATTCACAATACCATGTGAAAAGGTTTACCGAGAACTCGGTAAACCTTTTCTAAATATACCGAGTTCTCGGTATATCAATCATCCCAAAAACTACCGCCCCGACGGCGCCCGCCGTTTTCGTCGCCGCGCGGCTCTCTCTTTTTGGCGGTGGCGCCACCCATTTGGGCCAATCGCTGGGGACTCAACCGATCCAGCCCGAGGATTGCCGCCGCTGCCCTGGCATAGACGCGGCAGTCCAGCGGTTCGTTGCGCTCGTAGCGTTTAACCCATTGCAATTTCCGATAACCTCGCACCACCTTGACGACCTGCTCCTCGGCGGTAAGTCCGCGAAAATAGTGCTCGTCATACTCGGGGAAATGGCAATAGTTCGGAGGCGGTACGCCGTTTTCGTCTTTCTCCAAACGCAAATGGGCGTATAGCTCGGTCTTTAGGAACGACACGCCGATATTCCATTGGCGCATCTTTCCGACCTTTTTACCTGCCTTGGTGATGTCCACCTGCTTGGGCGGTGAAAAGGCCATGCCGAGATGATCCTGCCCCTTGATCGGTATGACGCGATCGCCGACGAACCGCCGGCAAAAGGTATAGACGTGCGTTGTGTTGTAACCGGTATCTACCGCCATCATTCGGATGGGAAACTCCATGCCGTCCTTGCGCGGCCACCGCTCACTCACGATGGCGGCCAAATCGTCCCACACGGCGGTGCCGGCCGTGTCACCCTCGATTACGCGGTAGTCGATCGAGTAGCTGCGTTTGTCGGCACACCAGCCGACGACCTCCAGCTCCAGGCGGTCGCGCTGCACGTCGACACCGGCGGTGAGGAAACACACATCGGCGGGCACGTGGTTGGTCTTGTAATGCTCGCGGCGGTTGTATAGGTTTTTGAACGGTGGCGCCTCTCCCTTTTCCGCCCACGTCTGCCCAAGGGTGGTGTTCACGAAAACCTTTAACTTGCTGGGGTTCTCCTTGGCGGCGATGAAATCACGCGCAATCTGCTCCCAGCTATGCCATCCGTATGGCGAATAGAGGCTGTTAATGTGGAATCCGATCACGTCATAGTTGACCTTTTCCGGCTTGGCAGGTACCCACTCTCCGTTTGCCAGCATGGTGATCTTATGGCGCTCGGCAATCAGCTCGCCGCAATGATCGCATTTGTATTTCGCCGTTTCCGGGTGCCCCTCCTCCCATTTTAGGTTGGCAAACACCAACGGCTGCATAGCTCCGCAATGCGGGCACGGGACATGGTAGTAGTTTTGATCGGTTTCTAAAAATTCCCGCTCGATCGCCGAAAGGCCCTCGATGGTCGGCGTACTCAACATGAAAATTTTATGGTTTGGAAAGGTTCGGGTACGGGCGATCGCCAAGTCGATAGGCGAACCCTCGCCGTCCAAGTCCTGTGGATATGCGTCTACCTCATCCAAAATCAAATTTCGGATGGGGACCGACCGCAATCCCGCCGCGCTGTTGGCGCCTACCATCAGCAGCAGGCCGCCGGGGAAATTCTTTTGCGTGATCGTGTTGTTGCTGTCCCTACTCTTGGCCGGCGCCACGCGCTGCTTCAGCTCCGGGCAATTCTCGATCAGCGGGTCGATGCGCCCCTTGGACAATCGTTCGACCATTTTGTCGGTTGGCTGCACGAACATGGTGGGCGCCGGTGCGATGTGCATGGAATAGCCGACAAAATTGCTGGCGCCCTCGGTTCCGCCGATCTGCGCGGCCTTGACAAAGACAATTTTACGGTGCGGATCGTGAACGCTCAAGCAATCCATGATGTCGCGCAAGTAAGGGGTACGGCTCGTTCGGTACTGTCCCGATTCTGCGGAGCTGATCGGTGACAAAAACCGATATTTGTCCGCCCACTGCGACACCGTAATCCTGTCGAGCGGCCGCAAACCTTGGAAAAACTTGGTTATTTCTGTGAAAATAGTTGTCATTGGTCTATCCTTGTTTGAAAATCCGCGAGTTTTTGCAACGCATCGGCGATTGCATCGTAGATCGTGTTGTGAATGATGGCCCGATTATCCTCGGCCATGACCACATCTGTAATCCGGTCTGGGATCGCCAGCAGCGTGTCGCGTAATTCCTTGCCGGCGGCGAAAAGTTGGGCATTTATGCGCTCGCGCGACACCAGCGCCCCCTCTTTTTCCTGCAATTCCAGCTCTGCAATCCTTGCCTTGGCGATTTTTTCCTGTAATTGGGCATCCTCGTAGGTCATTGTAGGCGCGGCCGCAGCTTTGGCGGCTGGCTCCGGCTCGATTACCGTTTTGTCAAAGGTCTTGATGTAGCCGGCCAGAGCATTACGCACCTTGCGCTGGTTGGGGTGGGCGGAGTTCAGCGACTTGTACCAGCATACAGCGGCCTGCTGCGGGTTCAGATAATACGGAGAAGTCGCGGACGTCCCAACGATGTCCGCGAAATTGTCCGGTATATATCCGCGCTTTATTGCCGCTGTGATGGTCTTGGCGCTTATTCCGGTTGATTCCTCAAAATCAGATATTTTTACCCATCCCTTGGGCGCCCTTTTCTTCATTCAAATCGCTTGCTACCTGCTATGACAATTTTTTCCTACTGACTGGCGAAAAAATGCGATGCCGACTACCCCCGATGTAGGGACCAGGAAGAACCTATAAAATCATTCTTGTTCGTACCTTACCGGATCGGGTTTCTCAAATCCGGTTTTATCTCCGCATTCGGGACATTCTACATACCACATCGTTACGCGATCTCTTGGATCGAAAAAGGTTTCATCCACATCGGCGGCGCCATACTCAAATTGACATCCGCAAGGGCATTTCCGTACATATATCGCCATCTTACTACTGTTTCCGTGCTGTATTATCCGTTTCATGTCATCCGTTTTTTGCCGCGATTTTGTTCACGCGACTGGTTAGTATTCCGTGGACGCGGGCTGTTACCTCGTTGCCCATAAACTCCGCAACGTCCGTCCGCACGTCCGGCGAAATGCCCATTGTGAACGGCGAGGCCGTCATCAGTTCTGTGATGCGTATCTTACCGCTGGCCGTCTTTTCTCGCCCGGGCACGAAGCCTATACGTTTTTGATAGCGGCCGCGAGAAAACACCCCTTTGTGCCCGCTGGACATGGTCGCGACAAAGGCGTGGCGGATCATGGTTGTCTTGCCCTTGTGGATTGCCACCGAAATCGAGGATCCCGATTGCTTTGGCTTGAATGCGATAACCGGTAGCCGGTTTTCGTTTATCTTGATGCCACCGTACAAGCTGCCGCTGTTAGCCTTGGGTGACACTACCGCCTGGCGTGATAGGTATTTCTGCGATATATTGTACCGCTCTTTTATCCGCTTGTTTATGCGGGGTATCGAGCGCGTAAGCGCACTATTGACGCCTTGCGCTGTGCCGCGTAATATTTCATTGGGGGATAGCTTGCTGCGAAACTCGTTTTGTATTCGCTCTACCTCGTCGCGCTTTTCCTGTGTGATCTTGATCTCCATAACGTCAGATTATTGCAGGGGAGCGTCCGCTGTGTGGGTGGCCGCCTTACCTCGTTCGTATTCTTTCAGTTTCTCGTCGATTTTGAGGTACAAATCCACCGGCTGGGGCGTCCGGCGTTTTAGATCCTCATACCACTGTCGCGATACGCCGGCCTCGCGGCACAACTTCGAAATGGATACATTAGCCGCGTTCGCCCGTCGTCGGATGTCGTTCGCCAAGTCTTTGTCGCTTTTTTTCATAATCCAAAAAAAAATTATAAATACATTGATTTCAACGCATTCCTGCACCTGCCATCTCTTTCGGTCCGCAGATGCAACTCCGCCATGTTCTGCTCGACATACTCCTGCACATTCGCGGGACACTTGCCACTCTCATACATGGCCAGTAGATACTCGGCAGGGACTTTCGCTATTACTTCGCCCTTGTAGCTGCCGAACGGCATACGGTCGGCCGTCTTCTGCTTCCGATCGGCAGCCTCGGTGTCCCTGCGTTGCTCGATGGCGGGCTTGTGCTCCTCAATGTACCGCGCTACACTTTCCGAACATTTGCCGTTCTCATGGAGCCATAGCAGGTAATCGGCGGGGACGCCCGACATGGGACGCCCCTTGTATTTGCCGTATGGCATGGCGCTGGTGTCTGTCAGCCTCCACATAGTCAATAGCGTTTCCCGTGCTTATATCCTCGGCCCTCGTTGTACTGCATTTTCAGCAGAACGTGCATTTCGAGATTGATGCCGAGTGCGGTGGATAAATCAAGCAGGCGAATGGTCGCGTCGGCCAGCTCGTCCTCGAACGTGTCTTTAACGTGTACCTCGAACTTTTCACGGAACGGAAAGATTTCACAGGGTTCCTTATCGAAAAAAGCCGATAAGTCGGCCCGTTTGTTCTTACGATCGGCTTCCAGCGCCTCGGCGAGTTCCGAAACGGTCAGCATTAAAGCGCGGGGGATGTCGATCGGTTCATCGTGGAACCCTTTCGCTTTGGCGGTTTCAAATGCGCGTCGCCCCAATTCTTTGAGTGTTAAATTTCCCATGATTATTTCATTTTTGAAAGGTTTTTACTCACATAATCCGTAAAAGCTCATGCAACTGGTCGCTGTGTCGTCGTCGAACAGGCTGCCGGTCGCGTTCTGCCATTTGACATATTGTACTACATCGTTTATTGTCGGATATTTCTCGCCGCTGGTAATCGCGTGGGCGGGGATTTTATCCGGTCCAAAAAACGATGACTTCAGGTCATGCTCCAGCGTGGCAATCTGCTCGATGCGATCCGGAGATTGGCGGGAAATGTTCAGTATATCCCGCTGGCTCGCCATGACGCACGGCCAGCACCCTACACGTTTATAGCCCATCGTGTAGAGCGGATTGGGTTCAAGCCCCGCCGAGAGGATGTAGTCAATCACCTGCTGCGCCGACCAATCGAATACGGGACGCAGTAGATCGTCAGCGTATTGCTTTCGGAACACCCGCACGTCGTGACCGCGATAGGTGTGCATCTTTGGTTTGCCCGCTTTATCATAACCGTATGGCTCGAAATAGTACTTAAAGTACGTGCATTGCTTTGACATAGCCGCACGGTTCGGAGATTCCGCCGCGCGTATGCCTTGGATCATCAGCATATTATCCTGTACGTTGTCGAGCACATAGTCGATGCACGGCTTGGTTTTCAACTCTTGGGTACAGAATCGGGCACGGGTGGACGGCCAACGCTTTTTCTGCTTGGCCAAACCGACCATCCCATCATACTTGGGCGACTTGAGCGTTACGAGGTCGAGGTTTAGCCGGTCGGCGATGCGATTGATGTACTCGTAGGTCAGTGGATGCTCCCATCCCGTATCGCAAAACACGGTGGTAAAGTTGGTGGTGATGTGCTCGCGCACCCACAACAGCGCCGCAAGGCTATCCTTTCCTCCGGAAAATGTTACGATTATTTTCATCTACCAAAGTGTTTTATACAGTTACAGATCGTGATTGTCGGATTGGCCCATTGCCGTTGAAACCGGCGCCAATCGGTTGAATATTTACCCTCAAGATCACGAAACAACATTGCCATCGGCATAAAACCGGCTCGCCACGCCTCGCCCATCCGTGTCTGTGCTTTCTCGAACGTGTCTCCCTTGTAACCGCACAACACATAACACCTCATCGAGTTGCTGGATTTGGTGAAACCTGCCTCGATAAGCATTTTGCCTGCCTCAACGAGCGGGTCCAGGTCGTTGGGGGTGTCGTAGGCGAAAAATAGCGATTGGGGATGTAACTCATGTATTCGTTGCGCCATCGTCGGGGTCAGCAACGCTGCCTCCAGTCCTCCGGTAAATTGCGGCTTGTGCGGCTGGCGGGCAAGCATGGCAAATACCTCGTCGATATGGCCCGGAGAGCAGGCCAGCAGGTTGTCATCGGTCAGAATCCAGCCGTCGGTAACTGGCAACTCTCGGAGCATTCCGCCCTCACGCTTGGGAACAGCGCAAAACCAGCATCGATTCGGACATCCTCGGCTGGTAATCACGTATCCGTGCCTCATGTACATACCAGGGATAAAATCGCCGCCCGGCTCATTGTAAGCGGGACCGCCGATCTTCACCGTTGCAACCGGCTCCCATTGTTTCGCCAGCCATTCAGCGATCGGTATGTCCCAGGTGAACGTTACAGAAACGTGCACCTCGTCCGCTTCGTCGAAAAAGGACGGAGTTTCGCGGATACGTACCAGCTCGTCGGTTGGCGTAGCATTCGTCTTGGTTGGGAATACTCGTATTATCCGTTTTTTCATATCCATTTCAGAATAATTTTTGCTGCATTTGGTGATCGATCAATCTTCAATAACCCGCACGTAGGTATCGTTTATAGTTCGACCTATCTCTATCAACCTCAACGCGACCATTTCCTCCAATACGGCACGAAAAGCGGTGAGGGATTGGGAAAACCGCGTTTTCAGCATAAGTCCGTCGCGTATGACCAGAGCGTCGGCGGGCATCCTGTTTGTAGTCCGGCGGGTGCGTTGTACCTCGCGGACGTGGCGCCGTATCTCGGCGTGCAAAGGGTTGGCTGGTTCCATTTATTGCCCGCTTAATTTTTCAACGATCCGCATCTCTCGTTCGGATAACTCCCACACTATAGCCTATTTTTTCACCGCTGCTCTTTCGGCGGCAACTCTTTCGGCGGCGGTATGTGAGATTAAAAAACCGGAACCGTAAATCGCTTTCCCGTGCTTTTTTTGAGCATCGAGTGCAGAGCGGTGCAGCATTTCCCGCTTGTCTATCCTTATCTCACCCTTGTTTTTCACGATGTACGCTACATCCGAAACCGTCAGCACGCAGTCCGGGTATTTGTATTTCGGTAATTCCGCTTTCGGCGCCGAGCAAATGGCGTCGATCCCCTCATATAGCACAGGATCACCTATTACACCGGCTTCGCCGAACATATTGGACAAAAAAGATGTATTTACTTTTGCCCCGTTTTCGTAAACGATAGCGGCGCCGCATACGATCCGTGTACAGTCAAGGTCAGCGCTGAACAATGTCAGATGCGGGGCAAACAGGAAAAACTTGATCCCTCGTTTCAGATAGAACCGGACAATTTGAGCGATGATCGAAAAGGGCGGGTTGTCGATCACCACGCAATTATCGGGATAGACCAGGCTCTCGTAATCACCACCCGGATAGAACGGGCGGACAACGGTCATTCCGTCGATATCGCAATGATCGGCTACATATTGCAAAACATAGTCGTACACCGCTGGAGGTGTATAGCAGTCGTCGGTCGTTTTCTTGGGCTTGAATTTTTCCACAAAGCCCTCGTAATCGTTGAAAAGCCCTTTTTGCGACTTTCCGCGATTCGTGAACACGTGCTCCTCTTGGCCGAATAAATTTATACTTTTCATATCATGCTGCATTTTCAAAATCCAAAATCATACGCCCCAGTGCTTCGCAGATCACGCGGGCCATTGTAACCTCAACAGCGTTGCCGATGAACTTCTTCTGCTCGGCCTGTGTGCCTACCAGCTTGTAGTTGGCGGGGAAACCCATGATGCGTTTCAGTTCGGAAATCTTCAACATTCGCATCTTCACATCGACCAGCCCGTACAGCGCCATGAACTCCTTTATCTGCACCACGATCGGGCTGTCTGTGGTATATACCTCGTAGATCAGCGTATCGCCTTCGCGGCGGATGAACGGCGCGAGATGCTGCACGTCGTTCTCCGTTGTAACGATACTGGGCGGTCTTTTGTCCATCCGTGCGATCAGCGTGAAGCACGGGCGATCTATGGGTGCCCCCGCTGATGCGAATTGCGGGTTGAGTAGATAACGACCTTTACGGGGCGGTGTTTCCGCACAATACGTAACGAGATGGTGTTTTGGCGTGGGGGTTACAGTCCCGGCCGGCAACTCGACGGACGCGGTGCATCCATTTCCGTACTGCATATTCAGGAATCGAGGACGCACCAGTTGAAACCGGTCTTTCGTCGTGACGGTCGGGGCCGGCGCCTCGACGGGCAAGTTGTAGCCGTTGCCATAATATGCCGTCAGAAAATTGCCGGACACCAGTGCGTGGTGATCTACCGTCGTGATGGCGTGCGCCGGCCCGTCGATGCTGATGGCACGGTCGGCCGGTGATCCGCTGAAATGCTTGGCAAGGAAACACGCCTTTGCCACGCCGAGCCTGCTCTGCACCGCAACCGTCGGGCATGGATCGTCGATGCCTGGCGCGACGTATTTGCCGCTTTGGCTCATGGAGTTGTATTTGACCATGAACGCCTCTTTGCCACCGGCGACGAACTTCACCAGCCCGGCGTGTATGCGCTCGAAGGTTGCATCCACCAGCGGCTTTTTGCGGCCGAATATGCTGGCGCCCTCGTCGTGCAAGTCCAGCACGTCACGAACCGGGCGCCACTTAGCGCGGGCGTCGAACAAGTTGGGGGCGGGCTTCTTGGCATGGGTGGGCGTCGGGAAAACGATGGGCAGCCGGCCGGCGGCGAAAATCCCGAAGAACCGGCGGCGGGAGGTGTAGGCCCCGAAGTCCGCCGAATCGAGGATGCGGTGGTCGAACCGATAGCCTCCGTCCGCGCAAATGCGATCCACCCACCGGCGGTAATGCTCGCCGCGATGGGCGGCATCGGGCACCCACACGGGGGCGATGGTGCGGCGCTTGTGTTTGCCGGTGCCCTCGGTCTTTATCGCCAGTGGACAGTATTCGCCATGACCGGCCGATGCCTCGACGACTTTCACCACGAGCGGCCCCCACGTCATGAACTCCTTGACGTTCTCGATTTGGATGTAGTCGGGCCGCAGTGCGTCGATGTATCGGAAAAGATGCTCGGCAAGCGTGCGGCTGTCGGCGTCGCGGCTTTGGCCGCCCTTAGCGATCGAGAAGTTGGTGCACTCCAGCGACGCCCACAACACCACGCGGGCGGCAGGGTATTGTTTCCGCATGGCTTCGACATGGGCCAGCATCCGGTCGAGGTTCAACGTGCGGATGTCTTCGACAAAGTGCAGCGCGTCGGGATGGTTGGCCGCGTGCGAAGCGATCGCGTTGGCATCGTGATTGACGCACGCGATCACCTTGGCGACCTGCTCGCCGTGCAACCGTGCCGCCTCAACGCCTGTAGATGTTCCACCGGCGCCGCAAAAGAGGTCTATGTACAGAAAGCGGATCATAGCGTAATGTTTTCAAACGTCCCCAGCTCTTTGCGACGGCCCGCCGCCGCGAGCGCATCCAGGTTGTAGGTCGTGTTGATCTGCATAGCTTTCGTTTATCGGTTTGAAGTCAGCCGAGCCACCAGCGCAGCGCACTCGTCTTTCGTGCGGGGCAACTCGATCGTGGTGGTGCGGCCAAGGTCAGCAAATAGGCGTTTCAGCATCTTGATGCGGAGCCTGCCCTGCTGGGTGGCCACGCCCTTGGTGTCGATCGCCATGTCGTAATCCGGCAGGTAGAAGTCCAGCGTGTAGGTGATCGCCCGAACGTTCTCCCCGTTGTAGGTGAACGGCTCTTGCAGGGTGTAGCGTTTTTGAAACAGAAAGCCGATTCCGTGCGATTTCAGCAGATCGTGCATGTAGCGTTCGAGTCGGCTGTCGAAGATTACCCCGTTTTCCTCTGTTTTCGTCGCGTTTAAGACCTTTCGATTGCCGATAGTTATACTATTTCGGGGGAGATCGCCGGAAATAAGCCGTCTAAATTCGCTTGCGGTCATCGTGTCGGTGTTGTCGGTCGATTTTCGTCTCATGCTTGTATTGCGGCTATGTCGATTTTACGCATCCAGTACTTCGTGCCGTCGGGCATTGCGAGGAACTGGAAATCGTCCCACGCCCCCCGGCCTCCATCCACCTCGGCGATCACCTCGTTGTACGTGTATTTGCGGCCCGTGGCGGCTTTGCGGCTCTTGATGATGATGTCGTGAGCCACGAACGAGGCAAACGTCGAGTATGCGGATTTGTTCTTATACGCCCCTTTGTTGTCCATTGCCGCGATGATGCGGTTTATATCCTCGACACTGAACTTGGCCAGAATGTCGCGGGCCTGCTCCTCGGTGATCGGCTCGGCCATCGCTGCGATTTCGGGATAGGCCGTATCGAGCCAGTCGAGGAACTCGGCGGCTTGGTTTCCCCCCAAACCCCCTTTCCATTCAGTAACTACTGTGTGTGTTATTATATCACCATCAGAATCAGAATCAGAATCAGAATCATGGTTTTTTTTGACCCATTTGCTTTTTTGGATTTCGTTCGGTTTCCCGTTAAACCGTTCGGTTTTTTCGCTTTCCGTTCGGTTTCCGTTGTTTCCGATTGGTTTTGCTGTTTCCGATTGGTTTTCCATTTCGGCGTCCGCTTTTTTCGGCCTGCCGCCTCGCTTTCCATTCTCTCGGTTTTGCTGACACTTGGCGTCGTACTTCTCCGAATAGGCATCTATTGAGGCTCTGATGAACTCAAAGCACATGGACGTCATACCATCCAATTCGGGTGTATCTTCGCCGGATGTGTACGCGAATAGTGCCGTCAACAAATCACCACGCTGCTCTCGGGATAGTAATTGTACTTGCTGGTAAAAATCGCAGCGCAAGATAAATGTACCCTTACCTGCATTCTCTTTGTTTTTCATACTCCAACCTTATATTGACCGACCTATTCGATCGGCGCGTCTAACTCTTTACAAAGGGCATCCGCAACGCTGACAGCCCATTTCGCCGCATTCTGTGGGATGTGTCCGATCCCGTTCTCGTTCGAGGCCATTATGCCCTGTATGGCCACGGCTGCGAACAACTCCCTACGGGATAGTCTGCGGGCGGTCTTTTCGGCACCTCGGCGCCAGCACGGTGATGATTTGCGTCGCATGGTTCTATACCGTTTTTGGCATCCAGTTCCCGCAGTACTCGGAGCAGTAGCGAACGTCGAAATAGTTTTCGGGGACATCGTGGTGATCGCATTCACCATACCCGTTGGCGTCTTCATACTTGAAGCAATTGCACGATCCGCACACCTTGGTTCCGTTCTCCGTCACCCTGTTGTATTCCGTATCGATGTCGGCGGAGTACCCGGGGCATGTGTCAGGCTTATTCATAATTATATCGTGTTTTTATGGTTAAAATGGAAAATCTCGTTCCTCCTCCGTCCGGCGCTCCCTGCACGTGCTTTCGAGCCTGGCGGACAAATAGAGCGGGTCATATAGACATCCGATCCGCTTGGCGACCCACAGCGGCACCCGCCCGTCGCCGATGTACGCCGCCGTGATCGCGTCGCACAGCTCGCATTCGTCGTGCTTGATGCACCGATCGCAATTCTCGGCGTCCCAGGCCGCCAACTCGCTGCGGCTGCCGAACGTCCTTACGGGCGTGTCTTTTTCAAAGGGGTGGTGGTTCCATTCCATAATCGGGGATATTAGTTTGCCAAATACAGCCGTACACGGCCATCGATGTAAAACTGGATCCGCAGCCCCAGCGCCTCCAATACATCCGCATAATTCTCGCGGATATAGTGGGCAGCCAGAGGGTCTGAAACATAATCGCGATAACAGATCACGACACGGCGCAAATCTTGCACATTGTCGGTATTAACAATATCATTAAACGAGGAGGTGCAATACTTGAAAAATAGGCGATGTACCTCTTTCGCCGCATCCTTCATTTGCTCGAAAGTCAGTTCCATTTCATACGGTTTTTTGTAGGTTCTTTTTTCCGCCCATCCACTTGAACGGATCGGGCATACAGTCCAATTTTGTGCGATCATCTGCCGATGACTTTTCACGACGATGCAACCCTTGCCGATACATCAACGTCTCTATGCTGCGAACCGATCGTCCGTACTCCTCGGCGATTGCCTGCACATCCTCGCCGGACAGATAGCGGGCGATTACGTCCTGCACCTCGAATTTGTCCCATCGTCTGCTCCTCTTTCCCATTGTTGTGGCTATTCATGGTTATCGAACCAGCTTGCGCGGTTCTGCGTAGCGGCGACCAACTCAATTTGGGAGCGCTTGATCCGGCACTTGCTGTTTCGGGTTCCGTCTTTGATTATCTCGATCAGCCCCTCGGCGGCCCACCGATCGACCGTACCACGGCCATACCGTTTGTAGGCTTGTGTAATCGTCAAATAGGGCTTCAATAGCCCGCACTCGACGGCAAACCTGCTGACAACCACATCCATGACCGCCTCAAGCTGTTTTAGCTGTAATCTGTCTATTGGTTGCTGGTTCATGGCATTACGATTTTCGGGTTACTTTGATAACGCCGGTTCCCCTCAACGCGGAGACCGACAATTTGATGTTTTTACCCTTGCAGTAGCGGCTGGCGTTGGCCCGCACGCTCGATTCGGTAAACTCGGCAACGCTGAACTCGACGCTTTCGCCAAGCCTCAACGCGGCAAAGGTTTCGGCAAAGTTTACGGTTCGGACTAATTCGGCCATAATTGAAAATCTGTTTATGTTTCGCTCCCGCGCCGGTATCGCTCCGGGTAACCGCTTGACGGTTCGCGGGAAAACACTTAACTTTAGGCGTTCAACTCTAAAATTTAAGTGCTATGAAAAGTTTCATCGACAAATTTCGTGAGGAGCAAGAAAGCGCCCTTACAGTCGCACAACTCGAAGAAATAAGCCGCAATAAATGGTTGTCAATCATTGCCCTTATTGTCAGCATCGCCGCGCTCATCGTGGCCATCTTCAAATAATTTCGAGTACTCCCGGCAGCAGATTGCAGCAATCTGATCGGCATGCTTGGTTATAACCTCTTGAAACCCGATCGGCTCGACGCGTTTTTCAAGGTTGGTAATGCGGCTGTGTATGATCGTGATACGCTCGTTCAGCATGTCGATTTCCGTCTCAATGGCAACGCGCTTTACTAAATGGTCGGCCTCTTCTCTGGTCATTTTGTCCAAGCGGGTGGTGTAGAAAATCGTGGCGATGCTCGCGCCGACGATCGCAGTAGCAATGGCGATAATAATCACTGGTGTCATGGCTATTCGTTTTTTAGGAGTTCGGGGTTGTCGTGGATGTTGCCAATGACTTCTTTTCCAAACTTATAAATCCAATCCTGATCCAATCTTAAATAACATAATTCCTTTCTATCGACCAAGGCCCCCATAAAAGCTGCGTTGCCGGTATGGTAAAAGATTCTATGAGGGCGAGTTTTATCCTCGGACAATGGAGAGCGTATCACATCCCCCTCGTATATGGCAATGCCCTTTCTGTCTTTCAGCCCCGTGTACTCGCCAACGGTATCTTCATTGACTGGTGCGATGTGATGATATTGGCCTACATTAAAGCCATCATCTGTGTAACTTTTACTATGTACTCCGATACAAACAGCCCCATCATCGTACTGTAACAGGTCGCCATATTCCCATTCCCCGTTGTCGAGGCGCTTGCCCCGGTATTTAATCTCTCTCAT